GCGCCGCCGTTCTGGAACGGAACCAGTTCGGGCGAAACGATGAAGCGGAACTGCTCGAAAGAGCCAATTTCGTTCTCGTGGATCGGCTTGCGGGAACCGTAGGCCGCGACCGGAGTGTAGCTCGGGAAGGCGGTGGTGTCACGCAGGTCGGCTTCCATGTCGCTCGAACCGAAAACCAGGTAGGCGGCTTCGATCGGCTTCGTGCCGATGTTCGGCGTCGGAGCCAGCACACTGGTCGGCTTGCGCGCATAGTTGCGTGCCAGGGACCTTGCGATCTTGCGCAGCATCTTGGCGGTCAGCTTACCATCGACAGTGGCGATCGTGGTGCCGGCGCCGCCGAAGAAGCGGTTGGTGCCAGCACGGACCTTCGAGTAGAGTTCGAGTTCCCGGATGAGCATCATGCGCTCGGCGACTTGGGTCTTCAGAGCATCCTCGATGTCGTCTTCGTACATGTCGGCGACCACATCCGTGAAGGAGTAGAGGCAGGCATACTGGACCATGACCGCGGTGATGTCCTGGGCGACGATGGTATCCGGCGTCGGGGTCGTACCTTCGGCAGCCAGGTTGGCGGTCAGCTTGGTGCTGACACGGTTCGAGGCTTCGGTTTCGACGGTGCTGGCCGGAGAAACATCACCGATGAGGATGTTCGGATTGGCGGTCGTCGCGTCGTAGGGAACCCAGCGACGGAAGATGATGGTGGTCGAACTATTGCGCGGCAGTTCCTTGTTGGAAGCCGCAAGACCCAGCACTTCGCAGGGAATGGCACGGGCGAGGATCTCGCCCTTTGTTTTGCCAATTCGAGGGGTCTGGGTAGCGTAAAGTTGGCCGGACATGGCGTATTGCTCCTTGATGGATTGAGATTTGGTTTGTCACACGGCCATCAAGGTCGAATGTTTTGCGGGCGTCTGATAGGCGCCATGTGGGTACTCTGCCAATGTTGATAGCTTTTGTCAATAGGGTGGGCAAAAAAATACCCCGGCTTGTGGCCGGGGCTGCCTATCGGCGAGTGCTGCAATTAGTAGAGTGCCGGGGCGACAGCAGGAACTATCGGTGCGGGGGCAGGTAACGACTGAACGGTTGGTGCGTTCGGGTCGGGAATACCAACAGCGTTGCACATATCACCAAGGGCGCGGCGGGTCTTATCGTCGGCGTCAATGCACTCCAGACGGGCGATTGCAACCTCCCAATATTTCGCCGTCGGCAGGTCACCGATACCATAGGCAATCCTGGCATTCTCGCGCCAGTTGCACTTCAGGTCTTCGATCGAGCCGCCACCAGCAACCCCAACAGCCACCACACTGACACCTGCGGACAGGGCGATACGACACGGTGCGGTGACACCCATCGCCGGCCCATACACCTGGGGTGTCGTGCGGAGAGTTGTTGTGCCGGAGTAGCGAACGCTCGTATTGGCCGGTGTCGTGACGCTCAACGTGTTGCCACCAGTGATGTTGTTGTTGGTGTTATGCACGTCGGTAGTGGTCAGGTTCTGTGCATTCGACTTGGCACCAGCCTGGGCAGCGGCAAAGGCGTTGGCGTTGTTGCGCACATCGTTGCTGATGCGGTTGGACACGCCGATGTTGTTGGTGTTCTTGATGTCACCACTGCCACCACCGTTAGTTCCGCAGTTTCCGACACAACCGTCGTTGCCAGGACTGGCGAAAGCGAAACTGGTTAAAGCGGCAAACACCAAAGCGATAAAGATTTTCATTGCGGTTTCTCCTGTTAAGTTAGGTTTGCTACGGAGAAAACAGAATATCAAGCGGTGACAGTGGTGTCAATATCACGGTCGGGGTTTATGACCCCGACCGTGATATTTTTCACGGTTTCCTGTCAATATCCGGATTTTGCACGCTCGGCCTTGAAGGCAGCTATGAAGGCATCCTCTTCCGTGGCCGGGCCGGATGCTGGCTGCGCCGCCGAACTGCGGGGGAGCACAGCGTTGGCGAGACGTTGGCGGCTGGATTGTGCCGGGGTAGCGGCGACCGGGGCCGGTGCAGTAACAACGGTCGCTTTGGACCAGTCCTTGAATTCGGTCAGCTTCCTGGAAATGAACGAGGCGTCTTCCGACTCCATCAGTTCCTTCCCATCCTTGATCACGTTGTCGCGCCAGATGGCGAACTGCGGGGTCTTGATCACCTGTTCCCAATCAGGATGGGCAGAACCCAGCACCTTGACTTCCATAGCCCGTTCCTGCTGGCGCTGGAAGCTGGTCAGCTTCTCGGTGACGATGCGATCCACATCTTCAGCAGTGAAGGTGGTTTTGTCAGCCGGCGCCGGTGCCGCGGCAGGGGTGTCACCAATCCCCTTGAGGTCTTCACGTAGAAGTTCGGCCAGTTCCGGGAAGGCTTCACCCAACCTGGTCAGCTTGAGATCGAAGGAGCGCTGCTCCGATGCCGTCCGCGGCACCGCCTTCAACTGCTCGACCTGTTGGAGCAGATGACCAATGCGCCCACCCAACTTGTCGATGGTAGCCTGCTGCTGCGACACACGAGCCAAGGCGTTGGTGATCTGCTCTTCGGTGAGGCCGGCAAGTGCCGGACCTGTGGCCGGCGTCGGCTCGACCTTGGCTTCAGGCTCGGGTGTCGGTTCGGGGGTGGGTTCCGGTTCCGGTGTCGGTTCCGGGGCGGGTTCTACCGCTTCTCCGCGTTCAGCGTTGAAACCTTTTTCGAACTCCGCATCCATCGCGGCGTCGAGTTGTTCTTGGGTGGGTTCGGTGCTCATTGTTGAATCTCCTGTTGAATGTCAAGTGCTACGTATTGTGCATCAGCCGGTTGAGCCTCTGCAAGCAAAAGCCGTAGTTCGCGCATCTGGGCGCGTGTCGCTTGGGTCTCATCCCAATTGATGCTGGATTCCAAGCGCTTGCGATGTTCGGCCAGGCGCTGCTCGACATAGGCTTCGATCACCAGCCATGTGGCGCTGTTGGCATCAATTCTCATGATTTTGAAAATCTTTCGAGCTTGTAGATGGCCGTCAGATAGGTCGAGGTGATGTTGTCGAACAGGTTCTCGGCCCCCGGCACTCCGTCGCAGATCGAACGCAAATCCTGCAACTGAACAAAGCTGTCACGCAACTGGTCGAGCATTTTCTTGGGTGCTGGTTGCGGGCGTTGCCCCATGCCAACCAGCGCTTCAGCCAAGGAGTCCATTGCATCGCGAACATCCTCATAGAAGGAGGCGAGCGCCATGTGTTCAGCGAAAGATTCGGTCGCCAGGTGTTGCCGGTGGGCGGCGTCGGCGTCGGCAAACACCAGATCGACGACAGTATTCACATCTTGCATTACAGTTTCCTCAGTTTAGCCAGCGCCTCTTCGGCGCTAAAAGCCACGATGATAGGGTGCCCAAACCCAGCAAGGCTCCGATGGACATTCACTTGACTCAACGAAACCCGACCGTCCGGGGCCTTCATCTCGACGAACACGGTGGTAGGTCCCGGAGCAAGGATGATCAGGTCGGGAATTCCTGGCAGCACACCCTGAGTTTTCAGGTTCGCCGCTTCCCGAGCGTCGCGCCCACCTCCATTGGGGATGTGTGCCACGATCGGCCGCAAATCATCAGAAAGCGGTGCCCATTTGCGCCGCAGGGCGGCGACCAAGCGAGCCTGCTCACGCGCCTCCGGCTTCTTGATCGGAACAGATTCAGCCGGTTGAAGTTCGAAGTCGTCGGGGATCGGGATCACAGCGAGTCACCATATCCGGCAGGAGCCCGCCCGGGAGGCTCGATCTTTTCCACAGCGCTTTCAACCAGAGCTTGTTGTTTTGCCAATTCCCCATCGGTAACCCGAGCTTCCTGGGCGCTAAGGTGGCCAAACTGTGCCAACTCACGATTCAGATCAAGATCAGCACCCTTCATCGCGAGTTGTGCTTTGATGGTTTCAATGCTGAGTTTGTCACGTTGAGCCAACTCCATGATCAAAAGCTCACGGCGCAGTTCGAGTTCAGCCATCTTGACAATGCCCGTCGTCTTGGTGCGCTCGTTCTCGGCTTCCACATAAGCGCGATCGCGGTCGATATCGCGGGCGATGCGAGCCTGGTCTGTGGCAACCACCATCTCGGTCTTCTTGAGGTCGCCTTCGGTCCTGATCTGGGCAACCTGCACGCGCGGATCGGGCGGTGCTTCTTGCTGCATAAGTGCTTGCAGTTCAGCCTCGGTGAATTGCACGTCGGAAGGTTCGAGACCATTGAGCTTCGCCACTTCCTTGAAGTAGCGGGACGGATCGATGCCGAAATTCGGGTTCGCGATAAGTTGTGGGACCACCTGGATCAGGAAGGTGGCGCGCATATCCTTGATCACCAAGGCGCTGGACCCGCGCGGGATGACTTGGAAGTCACCCTTGATTGAAGCATCTTCCCCGAACTCCATCATCCACTCGTAGTAAGCAGTGACGTGCGGCTTGGTGATCGAATCGTCGAAGATACGGGCCATGCGGCGCAGCAGGCCCGAGGCATTTGCCACGAGAATCTGCATCCCGCCGACGGTTTCCGGCACGCCCGTGGGTCCCTGCTGCCCTTGCAGCAGGATTGGCAAGCCGGTGACGTTTTCGGCCATCTTCAGCACGAAATTGACGGTTTCGAGCAGTTCTTGCTGGATGCTGGGAATCTGGACGGCGTTGAACGCCTTGGTCACGTCCGGGATGTCGGCATCCGGCTTGAGCAGCCACACCTTCCGCGGGGTGATGACCCAGCTTCCATCCGCCGGGATGATCGAGCCGCGACCAAGGATGATCTGCGGGCCGCTGGACAGGCCGGCGTTCTCCATCATCGACCGCACCGTGGCGTTCAGGATGGACTGACAAGCACGAATCTGGCGGGCGATACCGATACCCCACGGGCTTCCCGCGGTGCGCTGCCAGCACATGAAGTCGTAGGGGAATTTCCCGGCACTCAACGGGGCCAGGTGCGCCTTGACAGGGGTGTCGTTGATGATGGTGATGACCGCGGCCACACCACCCTCCACCTCGCCGCAAGCGCACCCCATGGCGACCACATCCTCGACCGACAGGAACCCATGGTAGTACCAGATATGGTAGTTCCTGGCCACCTTGTCACTGGATTCGTGGGGCGCCTTGACCAAAGCGGTGATGGCGTTCTCCTGGGGTCCCTGTTCGAGAACCGTTTCGATCGCCGACGGGATATAGCCCGGGGCTGTCGTCAGATCGCGGACCTGCTTCTCGGTCAGGTTGTCGTGCTCGATGAAATACTGGCCATTGTGGATATTATCGCCGCAAGCGGGGTCAGGGAACCCATTCCAGATCGAAATACACTTCGATTCCGGTACGATCTCCTCGACCATGATGAGCTGACCATCTTCGACCTTGCGCGAAACACGTACAGTCGGGATCGGGCCGCGCATGATGCCGGTGCCCAGGCGGGCGCTGTCATCCACCAGGCGACGCAACTCACGACCGTAGCCGGATTCCTGCAGTGCGTCGTCAATCCAGCGCTCGGCGCCCCTGGCGGCGATACGCAACTTGTCTTCGACTGATTTCTGCACCTGCTCCTGTTGAATTTGCTGCGGTGCAGCAGGCATCCCGTTCTGATCGACCATGGGGGGAGCGCCTTGCTCCGGCATCGCCGGGGCGCCCGTTTCTTGTGGAATCGCCGTCCCGCGCATCTCTTGACCACCCATCACGGCGAATGGGATCGGGCTGGGAACGATCGAGAAGGCCCGGTCATCGACCGGGCACAACACCTCGATGACCTTGGATGCGGCAGTCTCGACGTAGGGCCTGGTGATATTCAGGAAAACCTTGGACTTGAAATCGTTTTTCGGCTTCGCGAG